ATTGCTTGAAAGCCGTGTATTAGGTAATGATCTAAATGCAGGGATGCGTAGGAACGTTGAAAAATCAACAAAAAACCCAAAGCAGAAAAACCCCTAACATGGTCTGCAATGCTTGATTTTTATATTGGTCAAGCAGGCATACCACCTGATCAGTTTTGGAGAAACACGTGGCGCGAAAACGCGTTGTTGGGGGAGAGTTGGTCAATAAACGTAAATTTACAATGGGAGATGCACAGGTTTGTGTCTACCATGATCGTAAATACGAAAGCCACGAAACGTAGTCAGATGATCACACCTGATAAATTGTTTCCATTGCCACAAGATGCGTTTTTAGATAAAGGAAAACCCAAAAGTACAACGGAACAATACCAAGAATTTTTACAACAAATCGAAAAAAGTCAATCTAAAAAATAGGTTGGCTTTTTTGCTAACTTTGAGGCATGGCAGATAACGTATTAAAAGTTTTACTGAGTGGCGATTCAAAGGAATTGGATGCCGCATTATCAAGAGCAGATAAAAAGCTAAAAGAATTTGGCGATAGTGCCAAAGACATAGGCAAAAATCTATCAATGTCAATTACAGCACCATTGGCATTGGCTGGTGGTGCAGCTGTAAATTTGGCAAAAGATTTCAATGAATCATTAAATAAAGTAGAGGTTGCATTTAAAGGTTCAGCATATGAGGTAGAGGCATTTGCCAAAACCACATTGAAATCATTTGGTATTGCTGAAGGTACTGCCTTAGATATGGCTGCGCTATTTGGTGACATGGCAACATCCATGGGATTATCTACCAAAGAAGCCGCAGGATTATCTACATCATTAGTTGGTTTAGCAGGTGATTTGTCATCGTTCAAAAATATGAACATTGAAGAAGTCACCACGGCATTAAACGGAATCTTTACAGGTGAAACAGAATCTCTTAAAAGATTGGGTGTTGTAATGACTGAAACCAATTTAAAAGCATTTGCATTAGCGAACGGATTCAAAAAGAAGTATGAGGAAATGTCACAGGGCGAAAAGGTCATGTTGCGTTACCAATACGTGATGAAATCAACAGCTAATGCACAAGGTGATTTTGCAAGAACAGGTGGTGGAGTGGCTAACCAAATGCGTATGCTCGGGGAATCATTAAAGGAGGTAGGCACACAATTTGGTCAGGTCATGTTGCCATTTGTTAATAGTGTTGTAAAGGCATTAAATGGGTTGCTTTATTCAATTGGAAATACATCAGAAGCAACAAAAGGTTTTATTGTTATATTGGGTGGTATTGCGGCAGCTGCTGGCCCTGTACTATTTGCCATTGGTGCAATTTCGGGAAATTTAGTTTCAGGTTTTAATACGGCAAAGAAAGCTGTGACAGGTTTGTACACGGTGATCATGGCTAATCCATGGACTGCATTAGCAGCCGCAGTTGGTGTTGCTGCCTTAGCATTAGCAAATGCCATGGGAGTTTTTAATGGTTATAAAAATACGCAAGAGGAAATTACCAGCTTGCAGGATGAATCCATAAAAAATACCCAAAAGGAAAAAAATGAGATGGAAAGGCTGTTCGAAATAGCCAAAAATCAAAATATAAATATTTCTGAAAGAAAGAAGGCAATCGCATCAATCAACGCAATTTCACCTGAGTATTTAGGGAATATCAATCTTGAAAACATTAATACACAGGGAGCCACAAAAGCATTAAATAATTACAATAAATCATTAGAAAAAAAGTCATTGTTGCAAGCAGGAATGACAAGGATCACAGAAATCGATAAAGAGGTTTTGGATCTACAAACAGGAGCAGCAGAGGCAGGAACATCAGCAACAGGAGCATTAGCAAAAGCATGGGCAACATTAGCTAAATCATCGCCATTTTTAATGGCAGCAGAGGCCGAAGAATATGCAGCAGGCCAATCAAAAAAACATACTGATGAAAGAATAAAAACATTAAAAGAATCACAGGCAAAAATTGCAAAATTAGTTGGTGTTGATTTAAATAAAGTAGAGGCACCAACAACAGAAAAAAAAGCAGAGGCACCTGTAATTGATTCAGAAAAGGCAGATAAGGCAGCAGCTGCATTTATTAAGCAAGGGCAGGCAATGTCTGAAATGAGATTGCATCAGCTTGCTATGGCTGAGGCTACAAAAGAAAATTTAAGATGGGAAACAGAATACCAAAAGAAATTAGAGCAAAACAAATATCATCTTATTGATCAAGCGATTCAGAAATCAATATCAAGACAGACTGAATTTTTACAATCAACACAGGCAGCAAATAAATCATTGGATGCATTAGGTGCGCATTTTCAACGGTTCCCAGCATATGGTGAATTAGTTAATGCAATTAAATCTCCTATGTCTGCAATGAATGAAAGCATTAAAGTAAGCAGCAAAATAGTTGCTGATGATTTAGCTGCAAAACAAAAGCAATTTGATTTGATTATGTTAAAAGGTCAGACAATGGCCGATGCTGTTTCAGGTGCATTTGGTCAATTAGGACAGAGCATAATATCATCAATGGGTAATGCAACAACAGGTTTAGATAGATTCTTGCAAGGTATGGCCCAAACAGCTTTGCAATTAGCGCAATATGTGCTAAAAGAGATAATTATGCAAAAGGCATTAGCTATGGCAACAGCCACAACAAATGCAACAAAATCCGCATCTGCAACAGGTCCAGCTGCAATCTTTACACAGCCTGCATTTATTGCAATGGCAGTTGGTGGTGTATTGTCTTCATTTGCTTCGATTCCTAAATTTGCAGCTGGTGGTATCGTTAGCGGTCCAACAATGGGAATTATGGGTGAATATGCAGGCGCACGATCAAATCCTGAGGTTATTGCTCCATTGAACAAATTACAAGGGATGTTGGATACAGGTGGAGGCAATGGCGCATTTACTTTGGAAACCAAGGTAAGCGGTCAGGATTTATTATTAGTATTACAAAGAGCAGAAAAACAAAATAAACGGTTAGGCTAATGGCATACGGTGTAAAATATCGGTTGGATTTCTCAGATGTTCGATCAAGAAAACGCAGAGTTGAAATATTAAAAAAAGATTATGGCGGTCCTGTATTGCCAATGATTGGAACTGATGAGCCTGTGGTGATCGAATGGAAAGCCGATGATGATTTTTATGAGCCATTAATCGGATCTCAATGCCAGCTGAATTTGTGGGTTACAGATGATGTGACATATGATCAATTTTATCTTTATGATGAAAGGGAATATTCTATCAAAGTATATTACGAATCAGCACCAAATGTGTACACCGTTTATTGGAATGGATGGATCGCAAATGATGTATATTCTGAGGCAATAACAACAACACCATACCAATTATCAATTAATGCAAATGATGGATTAGGATCATTGGAATCCTATGATTCATGGTTCCCACCTGTTGGTGAAGCTGATCCAACATTATGGAAATTTATTCACAAAAATTTATTAAATATTGGTTTAGATTTTGAGATATGGATCAGCAATGATATTAGAATTTATAGTGAATCAATTTGGAATAATGTTTTTGATGATGTCACTATCTATAAAGAAGGAGTTTTTCAGGATAATTACATTATTCAAGATGCAAAAAAGGTTTTGCGATCTATTTTATTGGCATTTAACTGCAAAATTTATCAGGCTTATGGCCGTTGGATTATTGCTAATGCATCAAGCTATGGAGATCAACGAATCATTTCAGGCATTCAGGATGGATCATTATCAGGTGCAGGAATATTAACAGCAAAGCAAGGCTATTTAAACACAGGATCAGAGGATATTAAATTTGAAAAATATAGTCCAGCTGGAGTTAACACAGGAGGTGTCACAGATAATTATTTGCGTATCGTGCCTCAATATTTTAAGGCAATTAATAACAATTTAACGCGATTAATTAAACGTCCATTACGTAAATACCAAGAGATTTTAAATATCAAACAGAAAAAAATTGACAGCAATTTAAATGCATCATTTGAGTTTGACTATGAGAATTGGGACACCACATTTGGAGCGGTTGGTACATTTGTATCTGATGCATTTGCTGGAAGGAAGGCAATCAAATTTACAGGCACAAGCGCATTAGGGGTATATCAAACAAAGCTATTTAGTACAGGTGCAGGATCAGCAATAAAAGGAGCAGATTATCAGATTTTGATTTCAGTTAATATTGATCAAGGTGGATCGGATAATCGTTTGCCATGGTATTTGCGCATTGAATATTCGGCAGGAAGCTATTATTATTGGAGTGAGGTAAATAAATCATGGGGTACATCAGGATCAATTTTATGGAATGAGGCTGCCGTGGTAGGTGATGGAACATTTCAATCTTTAAAATTTACGGCTAAAAATGCCACAGATGCAGGCACATTACAGATTGGTTTTGCATTGCCTTATGTTAATGCGACAGGATCCTATGATGCCATGTATTTGGACAATTGCGCAATTAGAAATCTTGATAGGGAGCAAAATGAATACAATGAGGCTTATGCAATACGTGAGCAAACAGGTACATTTATTGCATCAGATATTTTAGAGCATGATGGCATATATGTTGCCAATGTTGGCGAGAATGTTTTTTGGGGAGCATTTATTAATTATCCTGCATTTAAACGCGCACAGGATACAACACCAAAGTACATTGAGGAAATTGTCACACAACAACGTTTGAATGATTTCCGTGAGTATTGTAAAACATATGAGGGTGATTTGTCATCAGCAAGTCAGTATTTGGTATTGAGCATGATGAATAAGGTGTATTTTAAGTTTAACAATTTTACAGAAACAGATTCGGCCATTATGGACAACATGAAATTTATGGTTAAATCAGATGTATATTCAATTAATTGTCACATCCCTAATAATTACACGGATGTGGCCTCCACATATCGTTTAAGTTATCAAGAGTAAGAGAGTAGGTTTTGCATAAATGGACCGATCATTGGTCGGTTCGTTTATTTATTGTTAGGTTAAATGATGCAAAAAGGTCACAGATAGTGTTTGTGGCCTTTTTTGTTTTTACTTAATGGTTTAGCAATTAGGTAATTAACTAACTTTGGGAAACTAAATCATGCACATGACTGCTGAATTTGAACAAAAAATAGAAGCGATCCGTAATCATTACTATTCATCGCAGCTACCTTTAAAGGCTTTCTATGCCGAATTTCACTTAAAATATGGGTATTCATTACCAAAGGGATTAAAAGATGTTATGATCAAACACGGGATCACCATGAAGGCAAGGACCGAATTTCTGATCAAAAACGATGTACCAAAAAAGGTTGATTTAAAAGAATTTAATATTTCAGAGGTTACTGATTTTGGTATTCAGCCATCTATTGGTAAGGAATATTTATCCATGAAAATGCCAGCTGATATTAAAAAGGTCGGTATCATGTCGGA